CCACTGGGAACTTAGGATCTGGATGAAAGTGAGATATCTTGTCTACTGCATCCCGCAACTGTCCGGGGATGGCTGGCAAGGCGTTGTAGTCATACTTGGCAAGCATCTTTTCAATGTCAGGCCAAGGCAGGCTCATGGGCAACACCCGGCACCAGAAGCCATCGTAGATGAAATAGGTGTTCTGATCTTTCTGCACCATGTGCTTGGGATCTTGATTGATGCGCAACAACTCATCCACAGAGGCAGTGGGCAAGGAAAAAGTGTAAGGAGACACAAAAGGCACAGACACCACAACCACATTGTTGGTTGCATACATATGCGTCTTGTCCACAAGAATGGAGCAGGACCAGGGCCTACTCGCATCCTCTGAAATAAATGGTGCAATCCGTTTGAGTGCTTTGATGAACCCAGGTGCTACGGGCGTTGGCTCAACTCCCTCTGGTGGCCCGCCAACCTTTGGGTAGTCAGCATTTGCCATGAGGGGCAAGACAGCTTTAAAGCCAGCTCGTTTGATGGTCAGTTTGTTGTTCTTCTCTGTAATGACTGGTTCCCCATCGCAGGCGTTGACAGCACGCAGAAAGCGGGATGCAGGCACAGTTGCATTGACGCCTTTCAACTTCTCACAAAAAGCATCAATAGCAGTGCACCGCCCATCATTGCCCTGGATGTGACCATCGTAGATGTGGATGTGGCTGAAGGCAGGCACCAAGGTCTTGTCTGCCACCGTTCCCGCTACCAATTTGATTGTTTCTAGCATCTTATAACTCGAAAAGTGAATCTTGGAACATGTGATTAGGCTCTGGTAAGGAGTTGTGCCAAGACACAAACTCAAGCCCCGACATCAATCGTCGTGCGTTTTGATCGGTCACAATCTGTTCGAGTGTCAGACCGTAACTTGCTGCCCTGTCAATGATTGCTTGTGCTGTGCCTGGGGGCATGTTGCAGATGTGCATTCCTGCATTGTGCCTGTCTGGGCTCTGGTCAGAGGTTGCAATAGCAGTCAGTCGGCCGTTGTCGTTGAAGTTGACGCGACCCATCACAGCAGTGTAGAGCCAAGTAGCGGAATCTACTGAATACCAAGGCACTTGTTTCAACATGGTGCCACCAGTAGCAGCCAAGCCGTGGCATTTCTTCCCAGGCAACTTTCGGTGTACATAGTTCGACCAATTGACACGGGTCCATTCAGGCAAGTCGTTCCTAGGTGAGACACAGATGTAGTCAGCCATTTCTGCTACCTCAAACATCCGTTCCTCTGACTCATTCTGGTGAAACACCGGCAACACAATGTCCCCAAACTCCTCCTTCAATATTTTGAAGTTCTCATCTGACGTTTTGATCGCTTGCGCTATTTCCTCAGGCCCCGCTGTCACCCCAGGCGATCCTGGAATCACATCTAAGTTGATGAGCCACACCTGCACATGCTTGGGAATGAGGGACATGATGTTCTTGTAGATAGAAATCAAATGCTTCAAGTCAACTCGTTTACCCTTTGACCAAGCGGTGAAGGCGCCACTATCCAACATCATTTCTTGAATAGCAGCGCCATCTATCTTGCACAGGTCTGCCCAGATCTTCGCCTCCTTCACATAAGCATCGTGGCAGGAGCAGAGGCGATGGGTGAACGCCCTTGCAAGGCGCTGCTTCATCTCATCTGAGCCACCGGTGGTGCCGGAGAAGAAAAGTTTGACCTTGGACATCTCTCTTACTCGCCTTCGTGCCAGTATTCAAAGGTGGGCCAGAAGGGAATGCCACCTCTGGGTGTGAACTGCCCCTCTACCTTCAAATAATTTGGTTGCAACAAGTCAACCAAGGCCTGAGCAATATGTGTCACGCAGGCTTCGTGAAACTCACCTGTCTGACGAAACGAGCCCAAATACAATTTCCATGCCTTTGACTCCACACACCATTCGCGTGGCTGATACTCCACCACAATGGTTGCAAAATCGGGTTGCCCAGTCAAGGGGCAGAGCGATGTGAATTCAGGCGACACAATTTTGATTCGTGTTTCGGCATGTGCGACTGGGTGGGAAACTGTCAACTTCATTGGGTTGGGGAAGCGTTCAAGCAAAGATGCATCTGCACCTTCATACTTGTACCCCGTTTCCTTGCCCAGCGACTGCAGGTGGTCAGCTTTTGAAAGCTGGATTGCGCTATGTGTTGCCATAGGTTCAAAGTCCTTAAAAAGTGGAATATCAATAGGCCCAGGCACTGCCTCAAGCCCCTCTTTATGCCAAATCCACAAACAGTGCTTGCCTGCTTTGTATTTTTTGACATACCCTTTCTCACCCAGTGCCCAAAGTGACTTGGACACAAGATCTGATGACAATTGCAGTCTTGCTGCTATGTCTTGATTGGTTAGCCAGCCGTGGGGTCCATGGGATAGGAACCAACGGATGCGGTTCATCGACGAACCAGGTCTAACAGTTCTTCTTTGGCGGATCTGTCCCATTCGAAGAGCCCTTTCATTGCTGAGGTTACAGTGGAGGCACCTTGTCGTTGGATGCCACGAGATTCCATGCACATGTGGCGGCACTCAATAATGACCCCAACCGCTTTGGGTTGGAGTGCATCTTGAATGGCATTTGCCACCTGACTGGTAAGGCGCTCTTGCACCTGTAGGCGTCTAGCAAACACATCCACTACACGCGATAGTTTGGAGAGACCTACAATCTTTCCATCTGGGATGTAAGCAACATGAGCCACACCAAAGAAAGGCGCTAGGTGGTGCTCACAATGACTGTAGATGGGAATATCCTTCACCAAAATAATCTGGTTATAGTCCTCCGCCCCATCCTCAAACGTCTTGAGTATCTCCGCTGGGTCCTCCTTGTACCCGCCCGCCCAATGCTGCCACGCTTTAGCAACACGGATAGGTGTCTCAATCAAACCGCCCCTGTTCGGGTCTTCCCCAATGACCACTTTTAACAGGTCAGCAACAACAGTTAACTTATCAGGCATGCCGCATCTCCTTAATTTCGTAGATCAACTGACTGTAAAAGTCTTCGTTCTGCAAATAGTTGTCGGTGCCTGGCAACTGCATCAACCCATCCATCCATGCGCGGATGACCAAGGGGTCTGGCAACTCCGCCTCCTCAAACCCCTTTGCCCGCAACACATTGGCATGGTTCATGTCCGTTGGTGGGTACTTGCCGTCATAAGATGTGTGGGTGTAAGCAAGAGCGGCGTAGCCTCCTGCCTCTCTCATCATCCTGATGCTGTCCGCTTTTGTGCTGTCAATCAACGGGGCGATAAGGTGCAGGTGAGCAATGCCCAGCGACTCGTTAGCCATTTGCTCGTACGAAAGTCTAAAATCGTCAGTGCAATCGGGGTAGTTCGCGTTGTCAGCTTGGCATATGCCAGTAACAAGGGTGAAGCAATCAGCAACAATGGCACGATTGGCAGCAACGGTAAAGAAGAGTGTATTTCGCATCGGTACGAAGGTGAGTTCCACCCGGTTGCCAATAATTTTGTCCATAGTTTCGTAGTCATCATATTGCTCCAAAAGTTGAGAAGAATCGGTCAGTGGTGAACGCCCTTTGAGGATGGGACCGAGTTCCACTACCTCATGGGATGCACAGCCAGCGATTCGGGCAACCTTGCGTGCTGCCTCTATCTCCAAACTGTGGCGTTGGTTGTAGTCAAAGGTGACAGCATGCACTTCCTTGTAGTTTTGCTTTGCAAGGAATAAGCAGGTTGTCGAATCTTGTCCGCCAGACAAGATGACCATCGCTTTTTGTTTCAACATATCTTCAGTTTCCTTTTCCTAAGTAAATTGCTGAATTCGCACCGTGTTCTCTCACCTCTGCACTCACCACTCGGCAACGTGGCTCATACCCCGCCTCTCTCAACCACTCATAGGCCAAGCCGTAGGCAAACTCTGCAAACTTCTCACACCCAATCTCATCCATGACGATGATATCTGCAATGCCCCTTTTCTGAGCCTCCACATACCAATCCATATTGGGGTCATCTTTGGCAACCAGTGTCCGGTGGTCAAAGTAGTGCTCAAGCTTGGCACGCAACTTTTTCAAGCTACCAAAGTCAACCACCCAATGGTTCTCATCTAGCTCTGTTGCCTCAAACTCAAACTTAATGGACAAGGCGTAGCCATGCAGTTTGTTGCAATGGCTTTTCGCCCGCCATTGACGGAAACAAGCGCTGAGGCCAATCTCATGCCCGTAGGTCTTTGTGGATCTGAAAGTCATGGTAGTCCAATCATTTTGTGAAGTTGTAAAGTTAGGCGGTGCCCATGGGTCATGCAAAGGGCAGCCGCGTATTCAGTGTTCTCTTTCGTCTTATCCCAATCAACAGTTTTGTCTTCATGGTACTCCATCATCGGTTGCAACCACACAGTGCCTTTGCGTGCTCTGTAAAGCATCAACTCTTTGTGATCTTGTGTAGACATGTTGGGCAACCCATCTGCCTCACTGCATTCGCCTTTTCGCACAATGTACTTCCAATCAAAGCAGTAACGAACAAAGCCAGAATGGACAGTGCCCGTTTTTGGAGAACAGACAATGCTCACAAGTTTTGCCTCCACCAAGTCCTCCATCCCATCTTGCCACAAAGTGCCCGCTGTCTCAATCTGAATCTTCACATTGTTTGCCGCTATCAACACATTGCAAAGGTCGAGAAGGTTTTGACGGAAGGGCTCACCACCTGTGATGACCACGAGATCGCACTTGTAAGCGGCGCACGCCTCGGCAATTTCCTGCGCTGTCATGTAGGTAGTGGAACTCTCAAAATCGGTATCACAGAAGTGGCACCGGAGGTTGCAACCACCCAGTCGGACAAACACCGCTGGCATTCCCGCCAATGGTCCCTCTCCCTGAATGGTGTAGAAGATTTCTTGCACCCAGAAGGTGTCTTTAATCTCCCTTTTCATAATCTTATTCTTCCCGAACATGGATGAATCCTTTTCTTAATAAAACTGAGAGGTGCCGGTTGATGTCTTTCTCCTCCATTCCAAATCCAACCCGCGCATATCTTACCAAATCTTTCTGGTCAATGCCAGCAGCTCCTGCCGCCTGTACCTTGTCCAACACTATCCTTGAATCACCGTTGCCAGCACGGATAGGTGGACGGGAGAGATAATACCTCATCACCCCCGCCCTTTCCTTACGCTGCTACCAATTGGTTGGCAAGGTTGACTGCCAACTCCTTAGTTGTCTGACCGTCACCAAACCATGCACGGTCGATGCGAACATCATCAGTGCGACCACGGTGGTGATCTACATGCTCAGTCACAGCATTGATGAGGCCCCAAACTGTCTTGCGTGCTGCCTCCAAATCTGAACCCATGCCGCGACCTTGATACAAGTCAAACAGTGCGTCAACTGTCTTGGGGCTAACTACCTCATCACCTTTCTCATTGGTGTAGGTGGAAACTGCGCTGAAGAAATTGTGCGCCTGGTCATTGTCAACTTTTGTCTTGCTCCACACATCCACTGACTTGATGAATGAATCCCATGAGGTAGCAGCCAGACCCAACTGCGCCTTGACCTTGGTCTCGTTGAAGTTGCTTCTGTGGTTGATGCGGACAATGCGTTGGCCTTTGTTTGCACCGGTACCCTCAACTGCGAAAGTCAATGTGTTGTTGCACACCACACGGATGCTTGTGAACATAGCGACAGTTGACATTGAACCGTCACAGGCTGTGCCCAACAACAAGTAGCCCTTGATTGTGTCGTCCAACACCTTTGCCTCTTGACCCATATTGGCAAGTGCCCAGTATTTGCGACCATCGCGCAGGACACCAGCAGTCTCCATTTGAAAACCAGCGCTCTCAGTCAAGTCGCGATAAAACTCCAACACCTCACCTGGTTGCACAACTTTGTAGTTGCGTGAAACCACACCAAGTGCTTTCTGGTTGTCAGAGCGGACCAGCACCTTGCGGTCAGGCACTGTCAAGATGTTGCCATCATTTGTTTCGAAGAGCACATCTTTGCTCTCCAAGCTGAAGTTCATGCCAGCAGCATACTTCCATTCGTCAATTGTCTTGCCAGCTTCCATTTTCTGACCCAGGCCATGCCAAGGTGTTTCGCCTACATAGGCCATTGCTGCTTTGCCAGTGGTGAAGTCGATTTCGTGTGCCATGATGATTTTCCTTAAAGATTAGTAAACAATTTGAACATTTGCGCGAGGGGTAGTTTCTGCAGACATAATGTCTTTAGTCACTGTGGTGTACTTGGTGACAAGTTCTTCTGGAGCGTTGAGCTCTTTGGCAACCTTTGCCCATGCAACAGATTTGCGCTCCGCTGTGTGCTTAACAGTAGTAGTGAACAGGTCACCCACATATGTACCTGCACCCAACAACTTGATCTGGTTTTTCAAATCTTCTTGCTGTTCGCGTAATTGCTCAATTTGGTCCTCAATGAGGCCCAGGCGATCTACTAATTCCAAAGTGTTGCTTACTGCGTGTGACATCTTTCTATCCTTTCTGGTTTCTGACATTTACTTTGTCATTGCTGTCCATTGTATGGCAAAAAAGGTATACATCAATAACTTTTTTGATTATTTTCAACAATTGTTTTTATCGTCTCTAGATTGGCAATTGGAAAAACCTATTGGTCTGGGGCTGGACAATGTGCAAGCACCTCCGTGCACGGGTAACTCCCACATACATCACCCGCCTCTCTGCATCTGGATTTGCCAGGTATTCGAGGTTGGTTTTTCTTGCCTGATCTAAATGCAACACCACATTCTCCGCCTCCCCTCCCTTCACCCCGTGAATGGTGTTCACATGCACCTCTGGTTTGCTTGTAAATGCCTCCGATCCGTAGATGCGAAGTATGGACAAATAGTACTCAATGTCATCCGATGAGATGGCCTTGAATGCATCATGCCAAATGGCATCTGTTAACAGACCAAAATTGTCCACCAACTCCTGCATGGTGTAGGTGGTATTGTCTTCCATCTTGCTCAGGGATTTGAAGCCTCTTTTTACCTCATGCCCAACACGAAATTGCTCATACACTTTTTTGATAGCAACGCCTGCCTGATAGTGCCCTCTCCGCAACTTTTCCCAGCACCTAATTGCTTGCAGGTGTGTTTGATTAACTGACCATGAGCCGTGACGCCTGATGTAGGGGATACCCATGAGGCGCAAGTTCTTTTCAATGTTGGACAAGGCGTAGGTGTTGCGCACCAAAATCAACCATGAGCCCTTGGTTGGGTCAATGGGTATGCTGTCTGGGTCATTGTGGAATTCAATCGACCCCTCCTCATTCCTTGGCACCACCGCCTTCTCATACCTGTGACTGACTTGTTTAATGATGCGTTGGGACAGGTCAAAGATGCTCCTTGGCATCCGGTGTGAAATGCCCAGCACCTCTTTTTCACCCTCAAGGGCAAGGAATGTCTTGATGTCTGCCCCTGACCATGAGTAAATGGCTTGGTCATCATCACCTGCTATGTACACCCAGCGGCAATGCGCAAACGCAACCTTCAACACCTCCCACTGCAAGGTGGACAAATCTTGGGCCTCATCAATGAAGGCGATGTCGCAGTTGACAGGTGAGCCATGGGCAACAAACTTTTCCAAGATGTCGGTGAAGTCCAACACCCCCGCCTCCTGCCTGTACCTGTCATAGGCATCAGCGATTTGTTTGAACATGTGCCAAGTAAATGCTGGTTGGGCAAGCTCTTGGTACACCTCCTCCAACGGCGCCCTCCTGACCCGCGCAAGTGAGGCGTAGAAAAGCATCTCATCACCAAGGGTGGCGCCAGCAGCCAAGCCAGTGGAATCATCTATGTTGGCGCTGAAAGGCATGCGCATGACTTTGGAAAACTCAGCCATGTTGGCAGGGGTGACCAGTTCGTTCTTTTTAACCGCCAGTTCTCGGTAGCAAAGAGCGTGGATGGTTTTGAAGTTGTACAGGTCAGACTTTTGATACTCAAACTGCTCACATGTGCGCGAAATGGCTTCTTGTACGGCTTTTCTAGTGAATGAGACAAATGCAATGCGTCCAACAGGCGTTCCAAAGGCGATCTCCTGCCCCAGCAGCTTCAAAAGGCTTGTGGTCTTACCACACCCAGGGGCTCCTAGGATCAACCGCTGCTCGCCCATTCCAATCTTCAAAACTCACTCTCCACCTGCGGCACTGCAAAGTCCTCGTTCTGCTGTGCAAACTCATCTATTGACCAGCACTGCACGCACTTGCCTTTGATGTTAAATTGGTGGTGGGAAGAACCCGCTCGCCTAAGCGCTGCCCATTGCTCTTTGTTGGTAAGCTCGCGGAAATGTTGTTGATCCAGAAATCGAGCAAGGTCGACTGATCTAAAGTATGTTCGTTTTTCATTTGTCCAGGGTTTGCCTGCCAGTAACTCATCTTGATGCCTTGCTTGTGCTTGTCCAGTGCAGAAGGCCTCAACCAACTGCATAAATCTTCCCTCTGTTGATGCATCGGGTGGTGCCTCTATCAACTCCACATGCTCCAACTTCTCCTTCACCATCTTTTCCCACCTGTGCGGTTTAATCCGGTTGGGCAACTTGTTGATCTTTTCCATGCAGATTTTGCGGAACTTTTCTTGCGACAACAAGTCATCAGTATTCAACTCCAACCTGACCCCGTCAACATCAATTATCCAAGTGGGCGGATCGGACAATATTTTAACCAAAGTGCCCACATTGATGGACGGTTCATCTGAATCGTTTTGCCCAATGCCAAACTCCCTGTGCTTGCACAATTCTTTGTTGCAAAGCCCTACAATGGGTGACTTGGTACAGGGGTAGAAATAGCTCTTTCGATTAAGTGACTTGATGACCATGCCAACTTCTTTGAAAGGCAAAGGTGGGTCAACATAAAGACGGTTGTATTCTGTGACCTCTGTCTCCCAATCATCCCCAAACTTCATCCTAGCGTAAACACCTAGAGCAAAGAGGCCTTCATTCCTTTGCCCCTGTGGTATTTTGTTGAGTGAGAGCGCTTGCAGGCAAGGTGGACCATCAGCAAATGATTCGGTTTCTTTGATGGCAAGGGTAGCTAGTTTTTCCTCTGTTAGCGCAGATTTTATCTGTTCTGCCCGTTTGAGGAATTGAAGTACAGAAGCTTTCTTGCCCCCAATGATGGCGTAGCGATCTGTCTTGTCAGCGTTGAAATACGGCATGTTGATCCAATTGCCAACATCCCGCTCACTTGCCAATTTAACCTGCTTTGGAAATATCTCCACTCCTGGGTGCCCAAGGATTGAGGAAAACTTCATCAAGTAGTTGCGTATCTTTTCAGCAGATACTGGTGTGTTAACAAACAAATACAAATGCGCGCCACCTGACTTAGTGCGGCAAGGCACAAGAGGTAAATTCATGTCTTTCAACTTGGCCTCTAACGCTGGAATGTCCAGAGGGTAGGTGTCAATGTCTATGGCACCCCAAGAACATGTTGCGTCATCTCGAATAGGAATTGAACCCACACCCAACTTGCCATTCAAATGGTCTTCCCACCTGTCCAAGGTCAACGGCTCCAACACCGTCAACGCTCTGCCTGAAATCTTTTTATCCCCAAGCGATGCATCATTGATACGGTATTGCCCGTGTGCCCGGTGTAGCCCTTCAAACAGGGCTTGAAATCTTTCTGCTACTTGTCTCATGCTTTCTTTCTAAGGGGTGGGGGTACTCGCTACACTGCTTACTTTGCGCTTCACTTCAGAGTCACGCAGAATCCACTTTCCCCCCGAAAATCACACAATAGTCAACGCTTCTTGCAAAGTGTCAACAGTCGTTTGATTGACAACCATAAAGGTCATTACATCAAAGGCGTGCTCATCACTGTAGTTCTTTTCCTTCTCATAGAACCCTTTGATGATGGTCAACACACACCAAGGACCTTCAAGCGTAGCCCCAAATTCGAGTGCTTCGGCCTTGGTAGCAAAGCCACCAAAGAAAATGATTTCTTTTGGCATGCTTTGCTCCTTAGAAAGGTATATTGTCTTCAGCAACAGTTTCAACAGGGGCGGCAGGTTTTGCCTCACCACTCTTGACTGCATCACGGAATGACTTGGCAGCACCGTACAAAGCAGCATCTTCTACTGCCCCTGCTGTCTCAATCTTCCAACCATACCATGAGCCCTGATCGTTCTGTTCTGGCACAGTGGTCAGGTGGTACATGTGAGAGAACATGGGAGGAGTGAAGAGCTGACCAGCAGCGTTCTTAAACTTGATACTCTCCATCCGCGTCATCCATTGACGGCTCTTCTTCACCTGTGTGCTGCTCATGCTGATGAGGGCAGGAGTAAACAAACCTGTCGCCTTGTCAACAACCAACACGTAGTGTGTGCGAGTATCAACTAGGTTGTTGCCATTGGCTAATACCAACTGATTCTTGGCATCACGCTGGCAATTGGTGACTGTTGGGTCGGATGCCAAGTGCTCACCTGCCAACCCACCTCCGCCTGCTGCCTCGCGGGGCACCCATTCAACAAAGCGCCGGGTAAAGTAACAGGGAATGACCAAAAGGCCTGTTTCCCCGTTCACAATCTCCTGACTTACAGAGTTAAACAGAAAACCTTCCTCCGCCCCTTTGATGTAAGCGCCATCTGATTTCTTCACCTGCGGTGACCCCGATTGCAAAATAGCAATAAAGGGTATGGAATAGGAATCGCGGTCTGCGTTCTCAAATCCGGCACCGACATCTTGCTCATACATTGAGGCAAGGGCTGGCAGGTTTTCCTGCTTTACTGCAACTTCATTTTTCGCCATTTTTGGCTCCTTAAAAAACACCGGGCTAGTTTTTACCCTCCGCCCAGCTCAAGAGGTTTACTTCACTGTCGCCTTGGTAACCTGATAGGCACCGAAAAGCTCCAATGGAATATTCTTACCCTGCGCCAACTGCTCTTTCACAAAGGCTTTAAGGGTTGCTGAATGCACTGACCGTTTGTCCTCTGGGTTGAGGCCTAGGCTTTGTGCTGCCGCTATCAATTCTTTCGCCCTTGCATCCTCCTCCTTCCCAAACGACGCTGACACCACATGCTTGATGATACCACCAAAGCCATTGGTGTTGAGCCATGCAAACGCTGTACTTTCTTTGTCCTTGGGAATGGAGGCATAAACATCGTCTTTTGTTGACACCTTCATCCCATTGTCTAGTGTAAAAGAACTAACGCCTGCCTCAAACATAGCGGTTGGCAGGTCAACTTCTGACACTACCCGCAAGTCTTCATTCAGTTGTTTAAGCTCTGCCTCCACTAGTTCAATCTTTTGCAACAAATCGACTTGTCGCTGTGCTAAATCTGCAATTTGTTTGATGCTGTCGTTGCTTGGAATACTCATACCGCTTTCCCCGATGTGTCTAGTTGAATAGAAATATAGTCATGCTCCATCCGATCCCATTTAAGGATCTTCACCCGCCCGTTGTTCCTCTCCCCTGCAATCATGGCAGCAGCCGCGATGACTGACGGGTCACCCACTGTGAGCAAATAGTCGTCGTCAGAAAAATCTGCCAACTTCTCTTTTAGCGTTCGGATAGTCAGGACAGGGGCAAAGAGCGCCCGCCCCGCTGGTATCAACACCTCCATCTTCCCGTATTTCAAAGCAGGCGTCAGATCAAATTGCTGGACAAAGTCACCAGCAATATTTTTCCGCATCTTTTCTTGTGTGATAAATACTTTTGACATTTTCTTTATATCCACTCCAGTTTAGGATCCCCAGTTACCAATGACGCAATATCTTGTTTATCTCTTAGTGCTTTTACTATCGCTTTGTCTATCGTGCCGACTGCTTCCACGTCAATGTAGGTTACGCTTTCGTCTTGCCCTATTCGGTGCGCTCGATCTTCGCTTTGAAGTCGAGTCTCGAGAGAGTAATCGTTCGAGTAGTAAATAACGGTTTTTGCCTTAGTAAGAGTCAACCCAATACCACCTGAATGTGGCTGACCTACAAAGAAGCGTGCATCACTTGCTTGAAACTTGTCCACTGCATCTACTCTGTCCTGCTGTTTAACTTCTCCAAAATACTGCACCACCGAATCATCGCCATACTTGGCTTTGAGAGCGGCACTAATGGCTTTGATTTCTGCTACAAAGCGTGCCCAAATGATGACCCCGCCCTGTATCTCTTCTAACGCCTCCATCATGGCAGCGATGCGTGGGTTTTTCTCGGGTGTCTCAAAATAGCTTTTGCTTTCCCCGTCATGCCCACCCACTACCTGTTGTAGGCGCAGAATAGACTCCATCTTGGTGAGCACCTTCACATCCCCACTCTCCATCTTCATCCTCAACTCATCCTTGATGTACTTGTACGCCTTTTCCTGCACCGGCTCCAACTCATGGTACAGGCGTTGGTAAATCTTGGGCGGCAAATCCAGACATTCAACTTTCCGCTTACGGTATGAGTAAGGGGCGAGTAAGGCTTGCAACTTGTCAAGGTTCCGCCATATGGGTCTACCGTTCTTGTCCTTGGCAATGACCTGTGGGGTAAACTTAGAGCCTGTTCTTGCAACAATGTGCCGCATGAGCCCATGGTTGGCTGGCAACAACTCAGAATACTCAGCCTTAAAGGCATAGTAGCTGCTGGTCCTTAGGATATTCTCATCAAGAAACGAAAATTGCGCGAAAACATCCGTTGGACCTTGCGTCACTGGGGTACCCGTCATTATTCTTCTGTAAGGCGCAAGTTTGGCAAGCTTCAAAATATTCTCGGTTCTTTGTGCCGTTGGTGTCTTGATTCGCGATGATTCATCAATTACGAATAGCACCTTGTGTGTGCGAAGCCAGTTCTCAGCCATTTTGCGCCCCTTTTCAGAAGAGAACGCTTCGACGTTGAGGGATAACCAACGAAGACCTACAAACTTGGGATCTGACAGGTTCTCTAGAGCCTTCTTTTCTGCCTTGGTTGGCGTTGATGACCAGTAGGTGGCGATGTGGGGAGCCCAGTCCGGATGATGCACCGGCAACTCATTGTGAATCCAATTGCGGTGAACACCGTTGGGAGCAACCACAAGCACAGCATCAATCCGGCCTAGCCCAAACAAATGGGCAGCGGTATCAATGATGACTTTTGTCTTCCCTGTACCTTGTTCCATCAACAAGGCAAATGATTCCACCTCACAAGACAGGTTAAATGCCTCTAGCTGATGGTCATAGGGTTTGGTTTTGAATCTCTGCATTTCAAATCTTTCTGTTGCTTTCTGAGCCTCCATTATAGCCCAATCACAGCAATGTCCAATTGTTTTTTCCTATGCCATACACGTGCGTGATAGGGAACAAATATATTTTTCATTTCCCAAAACCGAAACCGTTGCAACAAAGCATTCTGTGGATAACTACGAAATATTAGCTGTTATTAGCACTTATTAGTACCCATATTAGTAAAAAGTCAATGACTACGTGTGTTTTATCAACATATTAGCATTTTCAACTTTTTTATGAAAATAAAAAAATGACCTAAGGGTTCGCGCACGTGTAAAGCGCACAAAAAAAGCCCCACCGGTTAGGGCAGGGCTATGAGGCTCCGGGCAACTGCATAATATCGCTGGAGAACAGATATTTTAATGCAAATATGCGTTGTACCTATAAGCAAGGTTAGCGAGTTGAGGGTTTCTCAGCAATGGGCGTACCAAACCACCTCTTGCAAGTCCTTCTGGGTTTTGACGCAACTGCTCCTGTGCATCCCGCAACTCTTCAACCTTTATTTCAATCAAGTTCATCACTGCTCTTTCTTGGCCTTGCATTTGCGGGAATTGTGCCATGAAGTCATTGAAGAACAGTTGTGCCTGAGCCGGGTCGCGTAACTGAGCCAAATAGGTATTGTGCAAACGGTCAAGCAAGTCATTTTGCTCTGGTGTGGCATTTTGTCTTGCAGGAAGTGCAGGAGCGTTGGCTGGGTGTCCAGGATCTGGCTCAAACAAATTCAGGTCATCCACATTGATTTCTGCCGGTGGTGCAGGCAACTCGTTGTATCCTTCTGGAGGTATCCTTCCTTCCATAAAGTCCGGTATTGGATGACCTTGCTGTATTAGCCTTTGTGCCATCAACCACACAACTTCTCTTTGTGCTTGCAAATTTTCATCTGCATTCATCCCATGTTCTCGAAAACCAGGATAATCAAGCTCTCCGTTAACCAAGGCGTACATAGTGTCGTGAACAGCGGTCAAGTTCATGCGACCATCAGGATGCACATCTTGGGTCAACAAGTCATCTGCTGCTGTTTGAGGGTCAAAAGCAAACTGCTGCCCTGCTTCACGCTCATAGCGTTCAACATATTGCTCAAGTTCCGTTGCCAAATTAAACATGTCATTTTCGTTTTGACCCATTTCACGGTGCAAGTGTTGAACACCCCCGTTATTGCGCAAAGAATAAGCATAGTGCCTTAAAGAATCAGCATCAATTTGCCCAGTTTCAAGTCTAGTAGTTAAGTTGTCAAAACTTTGCTGGATGTCTTGAGGTTCAACGGGGTATGGGTTGTCTTGACCAACCATTTCTCTGGTTCGTGCATCCCTAATGGCATTTTCCATGTTTGCTAAAGCATCAGTCAACTTGTCTTGCAAGTGCAGGTAACCGTTCCGAGTCAAACCCATTTGAGTAGGTGTTCTGAAACCTTCATTCAATGCTTGTAAGTTTTTAAACGCCCCATCTTTTACTGCTTGATAGCGGGCTGTGTCTGTAGCGGCATTTCGGTATTCGTCAGAATTGCGAATGTCATCCCAGATGGAGGTCAGGTATTGTTGCGTTCGTTCTCCTGTGTCCATAGATGCCACAAACTGAGAACTCATCCGCCTTTCACCAACTTCACCAACTGTTTCTTGTGGTGCATCATATGCCAATTGCCTTGTAACAGGTACATCTATAAACTCTGGAACCTTGATGTTTTCCCCTGCAGTAAATGCTTTTGCCACCAAATACCCCTCTGTTCTTGAAAGCGGTGCAATCAACGCACGAACTACTGGGTCATTTTCATACTTGTTGATTATTCCCTGTATTGAGGTGTTGTTTCTGTAATCAGGTGAATCGTAAAACCGGGTGCCAGGAGGCGCATTTTGCAACCTGTCAAAATGCTCATGTATCTGGTCAAGCACATCTCTTGCCTTTCTTCGCATCTCTACAGAAGATGGTTCTGTCAACAAGCGTGATTTTTCCTCTGCCAAAGCAGCATGCAATTTTTCTAAGACTTGATCCCTGATTTGATTAAACTTTGTTTGTTGAGCAACGCTTTGTTGAGGCAACACATCCATACCAGATACTTCAAACAATCTACCCGTACTGGTGTTGTTGGTTAGTCTGTCAATGACATTTTGCAAAGAATCAACATCTGGGTTGCCGTCATGCCCTTTTGCATAGTCTAACAATTTACCAGCAGCGTCATCAGTTGAAAAATCACGGATTCTTGACTCCACCCAAGCGTCTTTTACCTTGTCTGCATACTTACTAAAACTGTTTGCATCGTGTACATTCTTAAAACCCTCTTTTTGGTTGGTGTTAATTTGATAGGCGCGGTCGTATATGTCGCGAGCACGTTTAAGTTCTGAGTTTAATTCTTGCGGTGTCATTTGAGCAAGCTCAGCATCGGTTTTAAGTGGTGGTGCAAGTGTGGACATGGGCATACCGTATTGACGGGCAGCTTCCAGTACATCTTCCTCTCCAATAAACCGCTTATCACCCAGCCCACTGATTAAAGCCTCATTGCGTCGGTTGCGGTAAATGTTCCACACCTTATCAATGTCTTTTGAAAGTTGATCGGTCAACTTTGCTGGGTCAAGCGCTGCCATGAAAGTGTTTTTGCTGTCATTACCAAGTGCCTCACCTACTACCTCATGTATCCAATCTTGGAAATCTTCACCCGGTGGGACAAGGTTGGGGTCACCCGCATTGTCTATATATGTGACTAGATCCATTTGCGCCTCACGCCGCGCTTCATCCGCTACCTCTGTCATCAAGTCATCTACTGCGTGGTGGTCAAACAGGGGGTTAAATTTGACAGCATCCCGTTGATGACTTTCCCCCAAGTCAACGGTGTTGGGAAGGTTGTGCTTGTCATTGACATTGCCGTCTAATTTGTCTTTGTTTTGATTTAACCATGCGCGAATGGGTGCCTCAAACCTTGGGTCTATTCTACTGTTATTTTCACCCTTTATCTGATCTATTTTGTAGGTAGTCTTGTCGTCCATCAATTTCTGAAGTTCAGGCATTTCAGCAACAGCAGTTCGCCAACCCATCCCTGTCTGTATAAACCTCTGCACCCCAACTGGCAAGGCATTAATTTGATTCATGCCGTTGTTTAAAAGATAGCGCTTTACGTCCTGCTGTATATCATCTGGGTTGGGGCTGTGTAGACGCACCTGCATTGCACCCTGCGCTGAGCCGTCAGGGGCGTAGACAGCAGGAAACATTTCTCGACCCGCCACTGCCTCATCAATGTAGCCAGAGGAGGTGGTGTCGTTGCCTCTTGGTACAAGACCTGTGTGCGGTTCAACCAAAGGGGCGTGGCCGGGATAATCAGGTGTACCGTGACCACCACGCGCAAGGCAGAAATTCAAGTCTTTGGTGAGAACTGAAAAATCTCGGATGTACATGTCAGGGTTAGCATCAATGAATGCTTTGTCAAACACCACTACCCTTGACCCTGCAGGTGTAATGCCAACCGGATTTGTAAAAACAACAGAAGCTGGGTACTCTTGAACACGGTTGTAGCGCCAGTCACCGTATGCTTTCTTGCTGTTCTGCCTTGCTTTTTCTTCTGCCTTCTGCTGTTTGTGCGTCAAGTTAATGGCTGCAACCATGTCAACTTTTTTCAAGTCTTCTGGTGCAATTTCACCTTTCAACAGGCTTCTAAAAACATTTTTTCGCACATTTTCCAAGCCAAATTTATCTACGTAGCGGTCATTTATGTCGTAGATCGGAACATCATCTGGAACTTTGGACATGTAAGGGTAGTCAGGACCTGTGTAGCCCTCATCCTTTAGCAACTCATTGTGCCACGCTTGTGCATCTGCCTCATCTAGAAATGCAGAAGCTTTTACATCCGTTGAGTTATTCCCCCGCCTTGATACCCACCGTTGCCCGTAGCCCGGTACATTCTCTAACGCAATGCTTGGAGGTTCTTGTGCTCTAACCCTATCATCATCCCAGTGGCTAGAGGTAATGGAGGCGTCACTCATGTTTTCAACTTTTTGACCCAATGGGGTAGTTGCAGTTTGAGTACCGATTTCTGGATTCTTTGCCAAAGTGTCAGCAGAATGGGTACTGACGGCGTATTGACGTTCGTTTTCACCCCTGTCTTGTGCCCGGCTGTAGTAGCTAGAATCCGTCACAAAATCACGGTCACCCACAAACACATCTTTTTCTGCCGCTTTGACAAATGGGTCGTTCTTGGTTCCAGTGCCCATTTGTTTGGTGATGTAGTTGAGGTAGGGGCCTTTGGTAATCCAGCCATAATAATCCTCAATTACCCTGCCCACATCCAAGGAAGACCCCGGGATTTGTGCAAACGGTGAATCTGCGTGTTCTGCATTCCATTGCTTTGTAAATGCATCACTTGCTGAGTTAAGAATGACGTTTTTAACATCTTTGGGCAAGTCATAGAAGTCAATTTTAGCAGGCAAGCCAGGTGTGTTTTGTAACTTTTGCACTTCTGGCTGTTCAATAAGAGCTGGGTACTTTTGTATCCATTCTTCCAACGGTTTTGACTCGTTTTTTACCTCTTGTCCAAGAAACTCATCAAAAGCATTTCTCTGACCTGAGTCAAGTACATTCTGTTTCCATTCAATAAAATGGGTTTTGCCAAGGCCTGGAATTTCACTGACGGGAGTGTAGTTGAGGTCAGGGGCAACTGAATGTAGGTGGCTGTATACAGGAGAGGTAGCAGAAAGTTCATCTATTGTCTTGGTTGCACCCAAGGTTGTTGGGAAATTGCCACCACTTGGTTTGACAGCAAAGCGGGCAACAGGAGTTTGGAACTCTTCTGGCAATCCAGGAACAAGTCCTTTGCCCTCCATAATGCGGTTTTGCACAACTTCAGCCGCACCTTTTACCGGTGCCTCTGTCACTTTAGCAATTTTGCTACCCACAGATGGCTTGTTTGTTACTGGGTTCATCCTTGTGACACCAGACCGGTAATAGTTGCTAATGTCAGTTGGTATTTGTCTTGCCTCACTTGCGGCAAGTGATGCCTCACCCAACACAGCACGCGCATCATTAGGTGTAAGCAGAGGACGGCTAGTAGGAGGTGAAGGTGCAAACCCAGAACCCTTAGGACCAGAGGGCACTACTGGTATGTTTTCAGCCAAGAACTTCAATGCAGGTTCTTGAATTGCTTTCCCTGATGGACTTGTTGCCATTAAAGGCTTGTAGTATTTTTGCATCAGTGATGCAAATTCAGGTGACTTTTGTTGAGCAATTCGGGCAGCGTTTTCTTCATCACCTGCAAGCTCATACATCTTTTCTGCACCGTATCGCTGAGCAGCACCAAGCACCATTTCACCTTGTGCAAGCGCCATAGGAACAGCGGCGGCGTATTGAGCGGTTGCAGGATGCACCATCAACCCAATTTTGCCTGCATCTCGAAGAGTGTCTCGTACCTCAAACCCTTTTTTGATGGCGTTGCCAACCATCTGCCTTGGTGACATATCACCAACCAATGGTCGGTTGTAGAAGTTGGGTGCTGGGTAGCGGGCAAGTAGCCTAGCAACCTCTGGGTCCATGGCAGGTTTAGGAGCGGGTGTGTTGTCACCCATGCCATCATCACCGGCATACGCCCCGTTTGCGTCAAAGATGGCAGCCATTATTTGTTGCTCTTTTTAACTGTCTTCTCAGCAGCTTTGAAGTTGGCGGAGGTGGGTGCGTTTTTGGTGCCAGGCTTCCGCATGCTCTCACCTGAGCCCTCTTTAATCCGTTCCCGTTTTGCGTGAATGTTTGCGTACAGCCCAGGTTTCGTTGCCATGATTTAACACTTCCATCTTTTAAGGGCTGCTTTAGCACGTTCACCATCTTTGGCATTGGCTGCCACAGCGCCCATTCTTGCACAAAAAGAATCCTTACGCCCTTGGTCTGCCTTGGTCTTAGGGTTGGGGGCAGGCGGTTTAAGGTTGGAGCCTGTGGCATTGTTGTACTTCTCACGTCCTTTAGCCGTCAACCCAGCGCCCTTGGAGACAGGCAGCTTTTCACCCCTGCCAATACTCAATGACACACTCTTATTCGTTGCCATTCTTACTCCTCTGTTGCGTATTTCTTTTTCAGATCTTCAAATGTAGCATCCTCCTCCGCCATCCGCTCTTCTACCGATGGTTTTGGGGCTTCTGGCAATGTAGGTGTTGCACCAGCGGACACACTCATAGCACTTGTTGTTTGTTTCTCCCGCTTGGCGACTTTCTGCGCCTGTTGTGCCTTCTTTTTAACCTGCGCCTCCAACTTTGCAGTCACCTTCTGCACATCCCGCGGGCTGCCTGTTTTCAATATCTGCGCCACCTCATTGGCAACCTTTTCACTCATTGGCAGGCCTTGTTGGTAGATTTTGAAGACTTTGGCAAGAAAGGAACCAGGACCACTTGAGGCACTCAGGTCAAGCACTTGCCCGGTAATGTCAACAACTGGATTCTCATCCAAGTCTTTCAAAGCAGCGGCACGGGGTGCGGTGCGGCTGTTGCGCGCAATGTCTTGTGCGTTGCGGAACAGTTGTGCCTCCCGTTCCAACGCTGCTTCAAACAGTTTGTAGTCATTGGGGTTGTCAAACAAGGCAGCCAAGCGGGCCTTGGTTGCGGGTGCTGAGATGACGATTTGAGCTGCATTGATTTGTTGAGGGCGAGTCATAATGTCGTTGAGAATACTTTGTGCTACACCAGCACGAAGAGCATTCTTTTCTGCTTCTGACATAGTTTTGACCATTGCTTTTGCCTGATCTGGCATAAAGCCTTTCTTCAAAAAGTCATCCTTACCAAACCGCAACGCCTCCAACACCTCTATGTCTCCTGCATACTTGGCGCGTGCCTCTGCATACTTGGAAACTCCTGTCGCTGGGTCCTTGGTCACATTGTCAATCACATTGACAAACTCTTTCTTCACATCTTTAAGTGCATTGGCCTCAGTTTTAGACAATGGGTTGGTGCCCCCAAACCCTTTATCAATGATTGAGTCAATGCCCCTCTTGATGTAGTCAAGGGTGCGGACATCAGGCATCTGAGTCACACGAACAGTGCCATCTGAGTCAACAGTGTAGAGGCGTTTGAGGTCAAAGCGGCTAGTGTCTGTTTCACCTCTCAACTGCGCTGCCAACTTCTCTTTTTCAGCAATAGACCTTGCCTCCTCATACGCCTTTTTGAAGGTAGGATCTTCAAGCACTTTTGTGATTCTTGGGTCGTTTACTGTGCCAAAGGCGTAGGCGTCTTTGTAGGCAGTATCTGCATTGCCACGCAAGGTGCTTATTAGCTTGCCTTCCTGATCTGCGTAATTCACATTTTTGCCCACAGCCTTTGTGACCTTGTCACCCACACTTTGACGCCCAGCTTCCAGGCGTTTTTCCATGACGTCACCCAAAATCTTTTTGCCACCACCTGGTTTAGTCACAACCGCCTCCCCTAGGCTAGTGAGTGATGGGGTGACATCTGCAATGGTTGACTTGACATTTAAAGCGGCATCCTGTGCCATGGTGCGTTTGAGTGAACGCATGCCAACTGAATCACGGTTCATTGCGTTGAGCACTTTGTTGATAGCGGCAGTGCTCACATCTGCATCTGTTGGAAAGATTGCTTTTTTGACTGCCTTCAATCCTTGACCACCTTTGGTAATCAGTTTAGAAACAGTGGGGGCAACTACAGCAGTTGTTGTTCCGGTTGTAACGCCTTCAGACAGGCGATCGCCCATGTCTCCCTCACTCGCCCCCATGCCAGATACGAATCCTTGTGCGCCTGCGCTTCCTGAGGTTTTTGCGAGGTCGTACAGTTGTTTGCCACGCCCAACAGTCATGCCCAAGCCAGTTGCGGCAGGTGCTTGACCACCTGGAACCATGCTCATTGCTATGGAAGGTGCAAGACCACTGACCAACTCTGTGCCCAAGGCGGTGTAGGGATGTTTGCTTGCAAATGCTGCATACTTGGCTCGTTCCTCTGCCAACACTTCCTCATACGGCCTGTTTTCCATCTGCGCACGCACACGCGCAATTGCCTCATCACCAAATGAAAACCCAGCTCCCTGTCCAACTGCCCGACCAAAGTTAGCCAATGAGTAGTCAGCATCTTCCTCTGTTGGGACATAGGGCGGTGTGCCACCTTCTTGCATCCGCACAGCACCCCCATCTGCAAAATTCATGTTGTAGTTGGCGTTGTACTGCGTTGGTCCTTGCGTTGGCTTACTGACACCGAAGTTGAAGGTGCCAGAGCCAACGGGACGGTTGTAGTTGAGGAAGCGGGCGTCTACTTGGTTTTTGTTTGCAGGCAAATAGCGGGATGCTGCTACTCCTGCACTCACATTACCTCTTCCTACTGGATAGGATGCTTGCAGGTCAACCAAGCGAACAGGAACATCAACAGGTTGAGCAACAGTACCTGCTACCTGCCCCCGGCCTACAGGAACAGAATAGCGGGCAGCCAAAGAAGCAAAGTTCTGAGGGCTCGCATCAGGTGTTCTGCTCACATGCCCCTCAACTGAGGCGTACCCAGGGCCTACCTTGCGCCCCGCACCCACCATGGCAGATTCCTGTCTGCCTTGAGGACCGTAGTTGACATTGGCACCGTACAGTTTTTGGTACAGTTGTTCATCATCCAACTGCATGTCGCCACCATCTGCCATTCTGACAGGCCCACCATCTGCAAAGTCTTCGGTCTGTGCTTTGTGCATAGAACCAGACTTTGTTTCCTTGATGATGTCTTCGTTCTCTTTTATCTTTCTAATAGCCGCGGCCATTGCGTTTTCAAAAAGAATTTTTCGCTCACCGGCACTCATGCTCAGTGCGCCTTCAAGGTCCAGTAAGATCTGTCGTTCACCCTCTGTTGGGTTGCCGCCAAAAATAATCTTCAACTGGCTCAGTGCATTTTTGCCCATGAGGTTTTCAAGCTCTGTCGTTGCTCTCACCCCTTCTGAGTCACCAACGATGGGTAAGTTTCTGCCAATAGAACGGCGGGCGCTTGCACCAAAACCCTCATACGCTTTTTCATTGATTTCTAGCGCTTTGACTATGTTGGTAACCAGTGCCTTACCTGCACTAATTGCCTCTTGCGCCTTGCGAATGGCCGCACGGTCATCTGTAGAAAGTTTGACCTCTGACCGTTCTTTTTGCAACGCTTTAACACGCGCATTGAATTCAGGAGTTCCTGGTGTTAAACCTTCATCCTGCGCTACTTTGCCTAAAGGTGAAACGGCTATACCACTACCCTTACCACCTGCACCATCTTTGGTAGGTGCAATATAGGTGGATTTTCTGATAATTGCCTGCGCCCGGGCAAGATCGGCTTTAGGCGTTGAGCCAGGTGCTGCTGACTCAGCCAGCAGTGTTTTGTTTGCCCACTGTTCAAGAGACAAGTTCTCAGGAGGTTTGTCTACAGGTGCAATGTAGTTGAGTTTCTTAAGGCGTGCAGTTGCATTGTCTTTGGCAGTTTGGGTTGAAGTAGGATCGTCAAGAATGGCTGTTAGACGGTCAATTTCAAACTTAGGTCCAGCGGCGGGCTTATCAGCTGGGACAAAAGTCAGCCTCTTCATCCTCGCCTCAAGCATTGTTTTGTCAGCTGCGTAGGTAGGTGACTTGGGGTCAAGGCCTTGCAATTGACGCATCAAAGTTTGATACTCAGATGTCTTGCCCTGTGTCAGTTGCGACAGCTTGGTGACTACACCAATTTTGTCGCTGAGGTCACTTACATCTTGATCTAGCCCTGTTTGTTTATACTTCAACTGCAAGTCAGTCAGTGCATCTTTCCGTGCCTGCATTCTTTCAACTTCTGGTGCAAGAGCCTCACCCACATTGCCCAGTGTCTCACCAAAAGAACCCGTTTTAGTTGGTTTGCCAAAAGCCCCCGCTACTTTAAAGAGCATGGCGGCTTGCCCCAATGGGTCCTCAGCCCGTGCAAGCAGCTTTTGTTGCGCCTCAGCAAGAATGGCTGTGCGTTCTTTTGAACGCTTAGTCAACGCACCCTGGTACTGCGTCAGCAGCCCCTTTAACTCTTTGCTGTAAGGGCTTGTAGAGTCGAGTACAGAGGGGGTGTCGACTGTTTCAGAATCAAGCGCGGCTTGATCTTTTGCATCAACTTCCTCAAGCTGCTCTACATTGGTGATTACTTCTGCGTCATCTTCTGGCGTTGCCATACCTTACCCCTTAAATGAGTCCTGCTTTTTTCATTGCCAAACCAGTTGCACCAGCAGATGCCAGTTGCGACAAAACAGATGGCTGGTAGACATTGGCTGGGCCTGTCGATTCTGTTGTAGTGCGTGAAGGCAACTCCAACCCACGAACAGCGGCATTCATAAAGGCAATGCGGTTGTAGGGGTCATCGCGTTGACGTTGGAAGTCTTGATAGGCAAGGTCTAAGCTTCGCTGGTTCAACGCCTGTTCTTGCTGACCAATGGATTCTACTGCCGCGGCACCTGTGAGGCCCAGTTGTTGTTCCAAGCCACCCAAGGTGGCTTGTTGTTTAGACAGTTCAAGCATGCGGTTAAGGTCTGCCGCTTGCAAGGTGCCTGCAGACTGACCCATTTGAGCAAGTCGGGTTTGGTCTTGACCAAACTGTTGCCCCGCCTGTGTGTAACCTTGTTGCAATGCCTGCGCTTGTTGAGCCATTGTGGACTCCTGCAAGTCACGCATCCCGCGGGACAGTGCTTCACCAGATCGGCTACCCCCAAAACTACCCCCACCAATAAACTGGTTTTGAATGGTTGGGATGATGTTTTCTGACAACTGCCGCTTTGCCAAGTCACCAATCCTGTTGACCACAGAATCAGTATACGGGTTCATGTATTCACCAATGCCTTGGGGCAAGGTTTTGGCGGCTTGTGAAAAATAGGGATTAGCGGCAGCAAGGCCTGTGGTGCTACCAGCAGCATCACTGTACATTTGTGCCCCTTGCATGTACGGTTGATAGGAGCTTGCTGCTGTTTTTGCCATGTCGTAGGCAGTCTTTTGCGTGGGGCTTGTTCCTGCAACTCGGGGGCCTTGGTAAGACTGGTAAGGTGAGGCAGCAATGGCGTTGGCCTTTGCCACCAGCCCTTGCGTGTAATCACTGTACCAAGCCGGTGTGTCCTTAGCCGCTACCCCGTAAGTGGTAACTGATGCAGGAGGCGCACCGTTGAAAAGAAAGTCTGTAACGCTCATGCCATACTCCTACTCAAATAAGCAAGTGGGGATTGTGCATCTGGCGAAATCTTGCCTTTTGACAACGCCCCACCTTTTTGTTTTCTGATCGCCTCACGCATGTGGTCCAACCGCTTGGCGCCAGCATCATTGTTCCCATTGCCAAGCAAGGCAACTGTTTCTGCATCCATCACATACTCCCCTTGCGAGAGCATGGCAGGAATATCATCTGTTCTACCATCTGGCACGTTGCCCCCGTGTGCCATTGCCAACCCACCTGTTGCTCTGTTTTGCAACGGTTGTTGTACAGGTTGCATGGGTGAGGTCACACTGGGTGGTATTTGCCCGTAGCTGAAATAGCGGTAAGCAGGATTTTGTTGTTGCGGTGCTACTTGTTGTGGCACGTTGCGGCTTTGCATTTGTTGAGGAGAAGCAGATGCAAGAGGCGAAGGTTTAGCACCCATTGCACTTACTTGCGACAAAGCACCCATGGGTTGTTGTTGCACAGGTGCAGGTGCCATCATAGGTCCAACTGCTGGGCTTTGATACTGTTGCTGCTGCATAGGACCGACAGGCGGCATACCCACCTGCCCACCATCTGCGTAGCTTACAGGAACATACACCGGGCTGCTCAAAAACTGATGCTCGCCACCGGTTTGCCCGTACCTATAAATATCGTCTTTATACGGGTCGTAGTTTTGAACCATGCTCAATTGTTGCAACGGTTGGTAGAAGCGTGAATCGCCCACTTGACCATCTGAGCCACCACCACCGCCATCATCCTTTGGCTTGTCTTTGCCGTAAGAATTCGCAAGCAACAACCCACCGCCTATAAGATATTTGTTGTCTAGTGCAAAGTCAAGGGCACTATTTCCAGCCGCTTTTGTGTAGTCCCATGTTTGCCCAGCGGTGGGTGTGCTGCCTTCCATAGGACCAGCAACTGTGCTTTTGTCAACAACTTCAGGAAGACCGGGCTCTCCTTTTTCTATCAACACTCGCATGTTGGGGTCATTAGGATAATCGGTGTGTGGCCCAAACCTATCAGGTGTGCCGGTCGCTGGCTGACTTCCAGAACCTGGCACATAAGGCTTTTCAGCGCCTAGGTTTGTAAATTCAGATCTGTACACACTTCCTGCAGGGCTTTGTCCAGCAGCATTTCCTGTGTAACTACTTGCATCTGTTCGAAGTTCAGGTGCCGAAATAGGTGCTGGGTTGGGGTCAAGCCCCGACATTTCCAAGCTCAATGCAGATGGCGCTTTTGGTGCAAAAGGGTTTTGTACTTTCGTGGCGTCTAGGTAAGAAGTAGCGCTACTGTCTACTAAGTCAGCAGGGCGCACTGTTTCAAGAATTGTTGCGCCACTGCCGTCAAAGGCCGGTGTGTTGCTGCTAAAACTATTTTGGTCAATGCCTGTGTAGTTACTGGTATTGTTTATGCCACTAGCGTCAATAGAGGCACCGCTAGCATCAATGGTTGCACCACTGCCATCAATGGCTGGCGCACTGCCCTCTCCTGGTATTGCACCTGAGCCAGAAACGAATTTACTCTTAACATAGTTTCCAGCCGCTGTAAATGCTGCCGCTTTAGCACCGCTTTTTACAGCATCATTAAAATTATCTCCTTGCGCCAATCTTGACCCAGTAGTTGCTATACCTACAGCCGCCGCTGAACCCGCCCCTGCAAACGATAGCCCCGGTATCCCGTATGAATACGCTACCGCTGATGCTATAAAAGTTAACGGGTCATTTTTAATGGGCTGAATAATTGCAATGTCGACTGTCTTGCCAATGTCGTTGAGAACTTTACCTGGGTCGGTGACAATTTCTTTTGCTGTTTTGACCGTGGTGCCAATTGGGTCTCGAATAAAGTCTTTAAACCATCCCATATTATGCTCCTAATCCCAAGCCGGGCTGAGATGCACCAAGTTGCACACCAATAACTGTCATGCCTTCACCACCATCCGCTGTTTTGATGGTGTATTTTTGTGCTAGGCTTTGCAAGGCAGAAAGAATAACTGGGTCACTTGTTGTTATCTGCATCTGTTTCCACCCCTTTTTCATTGCGTTGTCAAACAACTGCATAAAGTTGGTAGGCACATTGGGTGTGGCATCTGCGTTAATCACCACAACTTTTGCAATGCTTGGGTCACGGGGTGAAACCAAGCAAATGAAAATGGTGTTGCCGTAGCGCAGAAAAGTGCTCTCAGGCATGGTTGCAAGTTTGGCAAAGGCGGCCTTGGACATTTCCAAAGGCACCTGTTCCCCGCCCTGCTGTGCATCAGCTTCCAGTATCTGATCCACCTCTAGCATCTGTTGTTTACTATCTACTTGCATATGCTCACCTTAAGAAACTGTTTGCACAAACCGACACGCCCACTCACGCCAGTCAGTAAAATCTAATGGGTTAGGTGGGTTTTTCTGGCAAATACCAGAAATGGCGCAAAACGCCACACCCCACTCCTGCCAATCTTTTTCATCATTTAACCTTGGAATAGGTGCAAACTGTGCCAGGTCAAGCGAGAGCTGATCTGCCCAGTCCCGCAGTTCAATTGTAACTGGCAAAGTAATCAAATGACACCCCCAAGCACTGTACCATCCGCCTCTTCAATGTGAGCAAGAATTTGCCCCATCTGGTAGTCCCCATCAACGATGTTGGAGGTAAAACGGAACCGCATCTCACGCCTAATGTCTTTGAAGAACAGCACCTGTTCATAAGGAGTAGTTGCAACTGCAGGAAACGCGTGTTGCTCTGTCTGCACCTCTGCTGACCTTGCATTTGAACGACCATGGATTGATGCAGTCATTTCCCCTACCTGCACAAAATCTGGCTCAATCATTGTGCAACGCAATGACTTTTCGTGGTTTTGAGTAACCAGTGCACTCATGTCTGCAGTTTCAAAGAATGATTCAATCGCGTTCAATTCATTCAAATCCACCTCATTCACACCCACCTCATGTTGCCACAACTTGAAGTTGTCACCGGTGTAGGTGATCCTGATGTCCCCATTGCTTGTAGTGCGAATATCACCTGCCTCAGTGGTGCGGATGCCAGGAGTTGTGCGTGTTTGCGTTTGTAAAACACCTGTAAGAAAGGGGCGACCAAAAGTGGTTGCAAACTCCCCTGCTGACCGACCGTCATTGGGCAATTCTGTGTCATACCAAGAATTCTCACGCAAGTTGTAGATGACTGCATGTGTGCATTCTGTAGCCGTACCTCTTGGGTAGCACCACCAAATTTCACCAAAGCGTGGGACTTTAAAAGCAAACACTCTCTGTGACGCCTCACGATTTAACCCATCAAAGAACCAATTGATGTTCATGTTGTTGGGCAGGTCACGGACAACACCATTGAAGTAAATAAAGCGGTCAGTGCCACACCAGTAGTATGAACCGTCATACTCAATAATGGAGGCAGCAGACAGAACAGAACTCTGACTACTAATGGTGTCGAACTGGAATATCTGGTTGCCGCCCACATAGGATGCGCGGATGACAGCGTCCAAGGACCAATAAAGGCCTGCAGGGGCATTTCCAGGCCCACCCCTTAGTGGTAACCCTCTTACCAGCTTTTGTGCCGCTATACGGGCGTTTCCTGACCCCACACCAACTAAATCAGATGGGTTGCCAGGCGCTGACCAACCCAATGACCCATCTTCTCCAAAAACAGTCAAGTACGGGTGCAAGACACAGATGCCGCCCGATGCATCAACACCTGCAGGAATGGTCAACTCAACCAACCTGTCATTGGTAGTCAGGTCACCATAAAACACCTGCCCGTTGAGGGTGTTGGACAAAGATGTGTAGTTGGGCGCAACTTGGGCAATAATTTTGTTGCTAGGTGTCAAACTAATTGAGTCATACAAGACATCGAACTGCCACAAATTGTTTGCACTTGCATTGATGGTGACAGGTGTTTTGTCTACTGTTGGTCCTGGCAACCCCTGCTCATTCAAAGTAATCATTTGAATGTAGTTGGCGCTGCCGGTGTGGACATACATGTACCCGTTTTGAGTAAATGTCTTGAGCCCCCTACTTGTCTCAGCTAAGTAGTTGGTGACATTTTGGTAGCCAAAGATCTTTCTTGGCAACCCGCGCTGAAAACGCACCCATTGCCCATCCACATAAAAGTCACCCTCAAACTTGGTGCCATCCCGCTTGATGCCGGGAAGTGACTTAATGACAATGGGTGTGGTTGCCATTAGAACGTGCCACCATCAATGGGATCTAAGCCAAGGTTAATTCGGGCATTGGCAGCAGTAATGGCACCTGTACCGCCAAGGGCAACGGGCAATGGCAAACTAATACCACCTGTTTCAGCTTGAATGATCTGAGAGCCGTTGCAGTACAAAATAGATGATGCTGTTTGTGTGACTGCCACTCCCGACAACGCTGCTGTTTTAACAGTAAGTGTGAAGGCACCTGTTGTGTTGTTGGTCACCCAATACTGTTGAATAGTGTTGGGCACAATGATGTTTCGATTGCTAAGCAAAGCACCTGTGAAGTTGTACGAAACACGATTCAATTCCGAACCTGTCAAAGTGTAGTCACCTGTACCCGCCACATTGATACTGATGTAGTCAAAGGCAAAAATGGCTGACTGCCCAAAGCCAAGTGAGTAGAAGCTAGTGCCGTCAGTCAAAATGATGGCAGAATCAAGGGGTTGCAGGACAAGGGTTGACTGCAAGTCAATTTGGTTTGCACCAACTGTTGCTACTGTCAAAGTACCTGTGCCTGCGTTCTTAACTTGCACAAACCAGTTGTTGCCAGCAAGTGAGGCAAGGGGCAGGGTGAAGGTGCCCACACCGCCTGTCCACACAAAAGTATTGGCACGATCCGGAACTACAAGTGTATGGTTGGCGGTGTAGGTTAGCGCTGGCATTGACTGCGAAAGCAATGAGCCAAGAGCCACAATTCCTGTACCTGCAAGTGAGGCAGCGTTGGCAGCAGATACAGCAGCACCGTACTGAAATGTTCGCCATGTACCTGCTGCTGTGGTGTTGTCTGTCAGATAGATCTGATATGTTGTACCAGCAGCAGAACTCAAAATCTGAGTACCTGCGGAATCATGCACTGTGTAGGAATAAGCGCCTGGGTTGTTGAACAGAACTGTCTGCCCAACGGACACCTCATTTGCAGGCGGCAACCACAGTTGCTTACTTGCTCCTGTTTGCGTCACATCCATAATGCTTGCAATTAGGTTAACGCCTGTTGACGCCTCCACCGGCCAATTAAAAACCGTGATGGCGTCAGTCAAGTTTACTGAAGCATAAGAAACAACAGTTGACGCTATGTTGGAGCCGCCAAAAATGTTAGTAAAGACAGTCATCGTTATACCTCTTGTCTTGAAGACGAACGGTCAATGACCTTCTTGTCGTCCTCTTGGCTAAGTGCGCTAGCAGCCATTTGATAGAATTGTTGCCACACAGGAATACGCTCATCATTTTTCAAATACGGTGTTGCCTCAAGCAAAGTACCGTACAACAAAACATTGGGTGCAAATTCTGTCAGCCAGTTGGTTTGACTCTCATCATCAAGCAGGGCTGGCAACTCGTAGTACACAATTTCAACAGGGTAAGCGGTGTCAGGAGTAGGCGCAAAGAGCCAATGCTTGTAGTCGTAATCTGTGTAAAAAACAGGGGTTTCTGTTTGAGTTTGGTCAGGCCAGTAAGACCTGCAATACTCATATGAACGACCGTAAATGGTGGTGCGGGAGTTGCTCCCCCCGCCTGTACCAATGTTTATTGACACCGTTTCCCGCCACCTATCTGGCTTTGCCATCACTGCCACATTTGCCTGCATAGTGGTTGTGACTACAGTTTGAAAACCTTGAATCTTCAGGTCACGCGAAATGCGCCGTTCTGCAAGGTTGATAAGTTTGGGAATCTGTGCGTAGACAAGGGGGTCAGTAGCGGCGGAAGCTCCCCGCTCCAAGTAACTGCGAACATCGTCTTTTAAAGACGAAAAGGTCATTGCCTGAGGCATTACACATTCCTTTCAAAATGCGGGCAATCTACCAATGATTTGAAGTTGCCACCCCAACGGTTTTTGGTGTTCAACGACTCCCAATATGCGCCCAAAGGCGAAAGAGTTGCTTTGTCCCAAATTATACGCCCATTTTGAAAAAAATTCAAGTCAATGGCGCATCTTTTCAAATGAATAGAATTCATAGTTTTGGAACGCCCCGTCTTAAAGTAGATGGCCTGCTGTTCTGGTGTACGGGCAAGTTCACCGCCGGTAACTTTAAACCCCTGTTCTGTTGCGTACTGAATTAGTTTGCAGGCATCCAACAGGAATGCTGCTTGTTCGTTAGATAGGCTCATTTTTTCCTCATGTCAGCAAGTTTTTCAATTGTTCTGCCGCCAAAGTACGCCCCCATAATGAGCATCCCCCAATTTCCAAGCAGGGTCACATAGGATTCATTGGCGTTGTACCCATACGCACTCATCATGGCAAACAAGAAGTAACCTAAAAAGATGGCTATAAGGGACATGGGGCGTATGTTTTTGGACAACCATGAATCACTGCTCATATCGGCTTGCCAGCGGTCGGTCACATTGTCTGCGTCACTCTGGGCAGCTTTTGCCAACAAGTCAAGTTCAGCCAATTCCATTTTGGCTTTTTCAATGCCCAATTCTAGCAATCGCTCTTCATGCTCAAATTGAAGCTGGCGTAGCTTGCTGACATCTTCAGGTGTGGGTGCATCAGGAATCTTTACGCCAAGGGTGTTCTCAACCACTTGCTTGCCCTTGGCTTGAATAGCTGATGACAAAAGACCCAAGCCGTTTTCAGCAAGGGTTCCTAGTAAAGATGCAACTATTGGAATCATTGTTTTTCCTTTTTCTCTAAATCTTTCACCAATTTTTCAATTCTTGCCTCTGTTTTCTCTGTCTTCTTTTGCAAGGTCAAAGTGTCAAAGTAGAGCATTGCCATCAACGGAATCACTAGACAAACAAAAAGCATCAACAGCACTGCAACAACTACGGCCCCCGATTCAGATGGATGACGTACATCAAGCCCCATATTTCTAAAATTACCACCAACACCGCTCCCAAGATCAAAGCGTCGTTTTGTAACCTGTCGATCCTTTGTTGACGTTGCCATTTTCTTTTCCGTTCTGCCACTACCTCTTGTTTGATCTCTTCGTCATGCTTTTTTGCAAGCCTTTTAAATTCCGCCTCATACCTTGACCAAACTGCACCCAGCGCCGGGTCTGTGTGGTAAATCAAAAATTCTCTCAACTCAACTGCCTGCCGCTCAAGTTCGATTTGGTTAAACACGTTTTCAAGAGCCTGAGCCTTGAGCGATTTTTCTTTTGGCGGGTCTAGTTCATTTCGTTTGACTTCCTTTTTTACTTCCTCATGCGCCTCAAAGAACTGCCCAATGAACCCTGATATCTCCTTGGTTACTTTGTAGAGGTCAGAGCCTGTGGCTTTGGCATCTTTGTACAGTGCAATCCCTTGCTTGATACCAGCAATGGCGGTAAGGGCAAGGGTAATCGGTTCAATTTCACGCGCCTATGAGTTTGTTGAGCATTGTACCAACAAAGCCTGGTCCTAACAGCACTGCACCAATCACGATGTAGAGCAGGTATTCAATGCGCGTCATGCGCTTGTCACCCTCAGTAAAGGCTTTCTCAATGGCAGCATACCTTTCAGCGCAAACGGCTTCATGCACAGCAAACTCCTTTTCTACTTCATTCATTTACTGGCTCACTTGAGGTGGTCGCAACAACTTCAGGTGCAGGTTCTACAGGCGCTTCCACGACTGGCTCAGGGATAGGCTCGGGGATAGGGCGCAAGTCGCCTCTGTCCCATGCTGTAGTCTCTTGATTCCATGTGTAGAAGTATTCATCCACAGGCATAGCAACAGGTGGATTCCACAGCCATGTGGCAGTGTCCAGCACCCAGTTGTCAAAAGGCTTGGGGGCAATGAAGACATCGTTCACATCGTCATAGGTGTAGCCAATGCCAGCATAGTTGCCACGCAATGGGCGACCTTCTGGGTGTTGGTTGCCAAGGGTGTTGTAGCTGGTTTGAATCCAGCCGTGACCGACTGCACCAGTGTCAATGAAGTCTTGTTCAGCAACAATCACCTGAGTAACGATACCGTTTTCTACTTTTGCAAAATGACTCATGTTTTCTCCTTATCGGGCGTTAGCGTATTTAAAAGGGTTTTCGGCGAAGGCGGCGTAGATGTAGGTTGCGCTACCGTCGTTTATATCTCCAGAGTTTCCACGCAGTTTGAAACCATTGGACAAAATATCTGCAAATGCACCAGAAGTTGAAGTTGATGTGCTTTCTGTGCCGGATGTATTTGGCAATAGTGGATTGTCGGCCACATTAAAATTATCACGGGAAGTATCAAGAATTGACCAGTTGCTTGTAGCAGATGTTTTCTTGAACATCACCCACCTCGGCCTAAACCCAAGGTACACAAACGGCCCGTCAGGGAGGCCATTGCCTGTGTAGCTACCAAATGCAGAATATCCAGCTACTGGTGCAAAGCAGTAGGCTACCATCTGTTGAGAACTGTTTGTTCTATTAAGGGAACCCACAGAAAAAACACTTGAGTTAAATGTAGGAGAGCCTCCATTCCATGCTGTGTTATCTGTTGCCTCTTGGTCACTTCCAGTTGTAGTTTGAAACAGTTTTAGATACTTAGTTGCACCCATACTTGTGTGGTAAACCGCCCCACCAATTGCGCCACTATCCCTGTTTTTAACCATAATCATTGCTGGAGTAGCGTTCAACCCATGCCCAACAGTAGCATTAGCACCTGTGCCTGTATAAGTCACCACGCTAAAGCCAGCAGTAGTATTGGCGCTTACGGTTGATGTGATAGAGCCAGCATTATTGGTTGCGGCTGTACCACCTGCCAACCAATTCCATGCAACATAAGTATCACCAGACTTGTTGTAGTTGTCCCAAGTCGATGTGCCATTTGTGGTTGTAAAGCCACCTGTGTCAAAAGAAGATAACCACCCATAAGATGATTCTGGAGACGCCGCTGGTGTTGGCTCTGCGCCCGTTGAGTTGGATGCAAGAACTTTCCCAGTACCCGCACCTCGTACAGAATCCATCCATTGATGACCAGAACCAGATGTACGAGACTTTTCCCATACTAAGTCTGGTTTAAAGTTTAAACCCGTAATACTTCTAGTTGCACCAGAACTTCCTCCAGTACCAGACCAAAGAAGAACATTAAAAGCAGTACGACCATCAGGAATTGCATATGTTGTTGGCATGGTTGTTCCTTATAGGTTGTATGTGTTTAGGGCAACGAAACCTGTGGGTGGGGTGTAGGTGAATGGGCGTTGGCCGAAGTTAAATGCACCTGCGTTGTTGTCATAAAAACTACCGCCAAAAGCATAAGTATTTGCTGGTATTGAACTTATTGTCGCAACTAAATTTCCTGCGTTGTAAAACTTCAATGTTGAACCATCAAAAGTCATAGCAACTGTTGTACCAGCAGACCAAGT